GACATCGCAAGGAGCTGCCCCTCCTCGTGAAGATCCTGCATGCGCCGTTCCTCGGCGACACGTGCGGCCTGAGCGTCTTTCTCGTTCTGCATCTGGACAGCTTTGGTGGCCGTCGCTGAGAGTTCAGACGCTGCGCTAGCCAAGCCCCGGATGGATCCTCCATCGAGACGTCCAGCCGTCGAAGGAGACGCGGACATCATTCCTTGGGGGAGCGTCTGCGATTGGTAGAGAGGGATGCTAGGCATTAGGTGCCTCCCTTCCACCATGGCGGGTTGAGGATGTTTTGCGCTTCATTGGCGCTTGCCAAACCCTTCGGAATGGCGGAAGACTTCATCACGCCCGCCCCCTTCGCGCCGAATGTGCCACCGGCACTGGCGTACCCAAGATACCCCTTTGCAGGTGCCAGAAGCATCGAAGATCCGAGGGCAAATTTCCCAGCAGTGCGGTTCTGCTTTGCGCTCCACCGAGACATCTCGGCCTCGGTTTCGAAATTCTGCTTCTTGATGTTCCCCTCATACCGGATGTTCATGGCGTCGAGAACCGATGCCGTCCCGGATTCGCGTGCGATGTCCGTCATCGTTCCAGTCGAACCAAACCCGGACTGCGCGATCGATGCGCGCTGTTCGCCTAAGGTTTCCGCGGCACGTCGCTGTTGCTGGCCGACCGCAGCCGTCGTCTGGCGCTCGGTGGTCACAGCGTTCGCGTCGGCGACCTTGGCGCGGTATTCGTCTTCACGAGCAGCTGCGCGGTACTGCTTGTATTCCCCGACCCCATCAAGGATGCTCGACCCCGCCGAGACTGCCGCAATTGTCGCCGGAACTGCCGCCATCAAGTCACCCGCGCGAAAAGGATGTGGTCGCGACCGTCAGGGGAAAACGCCCGCATCAAGCCCTCACGCTGAAATCCGAGCATTTCGGCCCAGCGAATCCCCTGTTGGAAAGATACGTCGACGAAGCATTCAACGCGCCTCGGGATCGAAGGAAGCGCGAGCACATGCTGCACGGCCCGCGTCAACGCGAGGACCGGGACGCCTTGCGACAGAATAGCCCAGGCAACCGCCCGACCCTCCCACGGCACACACAACCCTCCGCACGCCAGCACAGAGCCGCACTCGACGACGGACCAGCATGGGCCCGCCTGGAGCAGCGAAAGCCCATAGGCGGGGTCGTTGGCCGGAAAGGTGCCGCGCTGCGCCTCTTGAACATCCAGTAGATCCAGGTGACCCGGCTCGAACGGAACTAGCGAAATCATGTTTGCAGCTCGAACTCGATCGCCGCCGACAAGATCGTCAATGGAAGAGGTTGCCCCTGCTCGATGCAGACGTAGTTGGCTTCCTCGTAGTCGCCAGGGAAATCGCAAGAGAGATCCAAAGTCTGAATCGGAACAGCTGTGTCCATGGCCATAGTCGCAATGCGAAACTCCTTCAGATCCATCTTCGTGAACGACGGCCCCACCTTGACGCCGACCGAGTCCATCAGCCGCAGGACGACGCGATGGATGCGCCCGATCTTGCCCTGGGAAACACCATCAGGCGACTTCTCGAGCCGCATGGTGCGGATGCGCGACGGATGGTGCAGGCCGATGTGGACCTTCTCGTACATCGAAGGAAGCGTCACAACACCGGCATTCGAAACGATGAGATCGGGTATCACGAAGCCATGCGCCAGCGCCTGGACCGTTTGCCCCTTGAGATGATCCAGCCCGGAGATCGTGAGCGTCGCTGAACCATCGTAGGTCAGCGAGCAATCAAGGAAACATTGGTCCGCGACCGAGCGTCCAAGAGTGAAGTCGTCAGGCATCACCTCGAGATACGTCACGGTATCGGACCCTAAACCACGACGAACAACGAGCCATAGATCGTCGCGGGTGCCGTCCGGAGATGGGATCGAACAGATAGAAAAGACGGTCCCACCGATGTCATGGCGATGCCAAGCGACGACATCCTGCGTCCGGTCGTAGGTGAGCCCACAGAGCCCGCCATCAGCCTGAACAAGCCACAGGATCGACGACGGAGACTGCTGCCAGGCGGAGTCGATGAACGGAGACTCGGCACCAATGTGCTCCGATAGGATTGATAGATCTGCGGCATCTTGCGGATCCAGAGCAAGCCCCGAACGCCGCACGCGACGCCCAGAGCGATCGATGTACAGCACGTCCGAGCCAACAATCGCCGGTGGAACGTCGCGCGAACCATACGAACTCGAGACATCGACCTTCACGTTTGTCGGGCCGAAGGCGTTGGAGATATTCTGTTCCCCGATGGAGCGCTCGCCACCAAATGACCCGAGGACAAGATTCCTGGATGGAGCCATCCAGGACACCGGCGAGAGATCCCCGGACAGAAGATCGAGATCGAGAGCGCAATCCGCAACCACGTGCCCAGAACCGTCGTAGGCCGAGAAGTTCGGGAAGTCTCCCGCGACAGACATGTGCTGCCGACGATTCACCGATAAGACAAGTCGCTCGCGGAAGATCGAGACGTTGTCAGGGACTTCGCCGATCGTCGGAAGAGGCGTTACCATGACCTCGGGGACGAAATCGCGCACTGCGGCTTCTGCCCAGCGGTAGCACTTGAAATGCGTCATCGCATCTTTCTGGCGAGACGTCCCTAACGTTTGGATGTATGCGCTGGTATACCGTTCGAAAGCTCTTCCGTTGATGAAATCATAATTGTCGGGATGATCGGCGATCTTTACCAGAGCACAGTAGATCGCGCTCGTCGTACCATCGGAATCGTGGATCGAATCTTCGATGCCAGATTCAACGATCTCGAAACAGACCTTTCCATTTCCGAGGTAAAACAATCCGGTCTGGACGACGCCGCTCTGGCTCTCATGCAGCGGCTCGGAAGGCACGACCCCCTGTATTCGAGGCTCGTACAACCGTCCATTGTGGCTGATCAACTGCCCATGCGTCGCATACATCCCCGTGTAGTAGCTGACGACGCGCCCCGTGCTGGCGGCAAGCGTTGCGCTGTAAACCGGATCATAGGTTGGATTCGCTGTGACATCGCGACCAATCCTCGCCATCAGGTCAAGGAAGACTTTCCCACGCCGACGCGCCTTGAAGAAATTCGAGGTCATGTCGGCAGGAGAGAGGTTTGTCGTTTCCATCCATTGACCAGGAGCAGTCCACCCGAACGACGAGGAAACTTCCCCAACATTCACGGCGAGGTAATACTGCCCCTCTGGAGCAATCGTCCCGTCGTTCTTCGTCTTGTAGAGGAGGCAGTACTCGTTCTTCCAATCTCCCGCAGGAGGCACGCCCATGCCATACGGAGCGATGCTCCAATCGTTGTGGTTATGCCGCACGATTGCCATGAGTGGGAACCCACCCTCGGCATCGCAGACGAATAGCGTGTCACCCGACTGCGTGTAGGAGAGCCGCGACGTTCCATCGGCACGACGAGGAGGAACGTCCCACAACCCATACCCGAACGAATACTCAGCACCACCAGACGTCAGGACGCGGCCACGGTCGGAATAGACGGCTATTCCACCAGCCCCGAGGAACGCGAGCACATACGACTGCGTCCGATTGAAGACGAACGGCAGCAGAACTGGAGCAACATCGTTACAGTCCTCAACGAAGCGCGTGCCCGGGCGGCGGTATACCGGCCCGTGCGCGGTGGGGATCTCGTTCAGAAGAACGGAGCAGCCGTGCGAATACTTCGCCAGGTCCGTGCGCCCGTCGAGCATTGGAGAAAGCTCCCCAGCATTCCAAGCAACCTTGAGCGATGCGCCCATGGTCAGAACCTGGCTTCCATCCAGGAACCGTCAGGGATCGACGCTGGCGGATTCTGGATGGCCGACATACGGCGAGCGTTCGTGATCTCGTCCTGATACTCGCTCCACAACGTGCGCTTCTTCGTTTTGGACTGCGTCACATGCTCGCAGCATTCATATGCCAGACGAGCAGAGAAGGCGTTCAGGAAGCAGGGATCCCACTCGTTCGGATTTTCGGACAGCGTGATGTAGCGGATCGACAACGGCGCGTCGAGATCCGTCAGAATGGATCGCCCTTCGACGCGGAATGGAGACGTCGAGTCGGGAAGGAAATTTGCCAGGTACTCCGAGCGACCAGCCCCATCGACCCAATCCAACCGCAAACAGTCAACCGGGAGGAGGAACTGGCGCTCGAAGCCCCACGCTGGGACGGCTGCAAGCGCGGGAAGCGTTGCGCGCTTGATTGCAAACGTCCAGCGATTCTTGGACAGCTCAGATTCAAGAAGACCGTCGTAGCACAACGAGATCGCGCGAGCGAACTTGTTCTGATCGTTGAAGCTGGCGATCCATTCGGTCCCCAACTTCAACGCTGCACGATTCGCAACGTCGATCTTCGATGGCATGGGTTAGACGAACCAGGAGCGAGTCACCGCAACCCAAGCCCGGAGCTTGTCGATGGCTTCGTACGCTTCGCGACGCGAACCCACCTTTGCCAAATCGATGACTACTTCAACAGCGCAATCGGTTGACGCGCCAGAAAGTGCCGTCACCTTGGACATGCCCAAATCTTTGTTCACACCGACATAGACCTTAGCCATGGTTCAGGCTCCAGAGAAAAAGGAAGGCCAGTGAGGCGAACCCCACTGGCCGGGCGATTACGCCGTGTAGCCCTTCACAACCAGCTTCACGGTTCCCGCAGAGCCAGCGGCAGCGGTCAATGTGAGAGCGATGTCGTAGGCCTTTCCGGGATCGGCAGACAAACCGAGGCGCTGCCAGAGAGGCTGGCCCGCCTTGCTGATGTCGGTCGGATCCGCTTCGTTCAGGACGTTGGTCTTGTCTTGCGCCGTTGCCAGCGAGACAGCCGAGCCGAACTCATCCGCATCGACGACCGCGCTGCCATTCGCGGCGATCTCGTAGGCGCCGACATCGGCAGTGCACGTGGTGATCGCGTCCGAAGACAGATCAACAGAGGTGACGCGCAGGTTCGACGGAACGCGAACCAACCGGACGGTGGATCCAATCGAGTCGCCATTGGCGAGCTCGGCCACTCCGACGAAGACGACTTCGGGCTCGCCCATGCGGGCGAACTTCGAACCGGCAGCGTCGGCGCTGGCGATGGAGGTGGTGGTGGTATTGACGACAGCCATGATGTTCTTCTCCTTCCCCGATTACTCGGAAACCTTGCACTTGATCTCGACGATGCGCTTCACGTCACGACGCGCAGCCGAGTAGGCACGGTAGATGTAGGACGTCCATGGATTGCCGCGCAGCGACATGTCCTCGTAGACCCTGGTGATTTCGGTATCCCAGGTCCCGAAGTCCATCGCCGATGGAGTCCAGACCGGGATCTGCGTGTAAGTGCCATCATTCGGCAGGTTCTCCAGTTCGACGAACTGGAAGCCCATGAACGAGGTGATGATGCCCTTGTCGTTGCGGACGAAAGCGTCTGCCGAGAATTCCTTCGAGATGAAGACAGTTTCCTCGTACAGCGCGTCGGACTGCTCTGCGTCGATGCCGACGTAGATGGGTTCGTACTGCCGATTCACCTCGTTCTTCTTGAGAATCTTGAGCGCCGCGCGAAGCTTCTTCACGTTCAGACGCGTGGCAGCGGATGCGCCGACGGCCTGGGTGACGATCTGGTTCGCGCCTTCGGAAGCCCAGGTCGCAGCCGTGGTGCCGTTCGCGCCGGTCAAGGCGGTGCCGAAGAACGCGTCCTTCATGCACTGGTCCTTCTGGCGTTCCACAGCGGCGCGAGCCGCCTGGACCATGACCGAGCGAGGATCGGACAGCGCCTGCGCCTGCTCCTTGCGATCCAACTGGAGAGCCAAATCGAAGTAGTTGGGCGTGGTCCACCGAGCCGACCAGCTAGTGTCGACAGGACGAATCGGATCGCGCTTGGCGGCGAACGGCTGCATGGTCAGGGCACCGAGCTCCTCGAGCATGCGCGTGCCCTTGCCGTTGTAGGAAGACTGCATCGCGAGCGGTGCGAGTCGGGAGTCCTGCTGTTGCAGGGCGATTTGCAGGGCGTCCTTGTACTGCTGCCCTGCGAGAAGATCTTCAGCCATGATGGCTACTCCTTCGAGATTTTAGGAATGGTTGCTGCTTTTGCTGCGGCTTGCCCGACGATTGCCGGAGCCATTCCCGCGGGATTGTGTCCCCTCGGAGGACGCGAGACTTCCCTCGCTGCCACCGGCCCGCGCGCCTTCAGGTTCCCGGAGAATTCCATCGTTCGATGGTTTCGGCGAGCGCGGAGTCGAAAGACTCTGAGCCCTGGCGCTGGATCAAACCTACGATGCGAAACCGTAAATCGGCAAGAGGTTCTCCAGCTGCAATACTCATGTTGCGCCACCGCCAACCATGATCCGCTGCAACGCCTTGAACTTCTGCGTCTGGATCGGGTCACCATTGAACAACGCCTTGGCCGTCGCGGGATCCGCCTTCATACGAGAGATCTCTGCGGTTGCGCCTTCCTTGGTCGTGAAGCCTCCGATTCCGGAACCTTCGCCACCGAACCCGACGCTCTTGGACTCAAGCATCGTGCGTCCGAAAGTTGACAGAAGCTCCATGGTGCGCGCGTGGCCAAGGGAGCGATCCAGGATTGCTAGGTCTTCTTCCTTCAGCCCGGAATGCTTGAACGCGCGAGATGCGGCCTCCTTGTTGGCGTCGAAATTCTGGCCCCAGGACTGGCGCAGCTTGTCGGAATCCGCAGCGATGGTCGCCTCGACCGCGTCGTTTGCAGCGGTGCGCGCAGCCTCGGTGCGCTCCAGGTCGAACTTGGCAAGCGCCTGCGCAGCCTGCGCAGAAAGCCCGTTTGCATGGGCAAGTTCAGCGAACTTGGTTGCCATACCCACGTCGATGCCCGGGATCTTGTCCAGCTCGTATCCAGCCGCGGCATCGGGACGCCCTACGGCCTTGTAGATCGCGTTCCAAGCATCCTTGTCCTCGGGAGATTTGGGCACCGGAAGCTTCTCTCCGCCCAGCATCTTCTCCAGGTTGCGGTACGACGTGAGCGCGTCAGCAGGACCCTTCCAGCCCTTCGCGGCCACCAGAGCCTGCGTGTCCGCGTCGAGCCCTTCGACCCATCCACCGGCAGGTGGAGGAGTAGGAGGAACGACAGGAGGCGTTCCGCCAGCGCCACCGGCAGGAGGCACAGCCGGAGCGGGAGGAGTGGGAACGCCAGCTCCAGCAGGCGCAGCGCCAAGCATGCCAGCAGAACCGCCAGCACCACTATCAGGAGCCCGCAACTTCCGAGAGAATAGATTACGCATCGTTCGCTTCCTTCATGATTTCGCGGATGGCCTGGTCATCCAGCTCCAGGAGTTCTCGCAGGCGCGTCCAGACCTCGCGCCGCCCCTCCGCGACCATCGTCGCGTGGGTATCGATGT